ACTCCCCCAATCTGTTGTGGTCTCGAAGAAAATTCTTGCTATGTCCAAGGGGAATCTTCAACTAACAATCCATGTGTGTGCAGTGGTGGGGATAAGGATGGTTATGGAGGTGAATGCTGTAGCACGGAAAGATCAAAAACCACTCGGTTTGATGGTACTAAACTTGATACTTCAATTTGTTGCCCAAAACCAAATCAAGTCGTTGATATCAATAACAAATGTTGTGACGCGTTAGATATAGATGATACCGGGGCTTGTAATAATGGAGAATGGTTAAAAGATTGGTGCGCTACACTTGATAGTTCCGGGAATATATCTCTAAATCAATGTGACACAGCTGACGGTGGGTGCTCGACTCCCAGTGTTTGTTTCAGTGGCGCCAATTTTGCTAATATTAATGCAAAATCACCACTAAAAGGTACATGTTCGGGATTAAGTGGTAATAATTCTCAAATGGTGTGTGTGACGACTGACGAGTCTGATATCAGAAATTCCAGTTTGATGCCGTGTCAAAAAAGCAAAGATTGTGCTGGTAATGAAACGTGTAAGAAAGTTCCATTCTATTCCTTACCGTCTGTAACTCGACCTAAATGTGTAAACAATAAATGCAACACAGCTAGTAAAAATCCTTACGCTACTTGTCAAAAAGATAGTGATTGTGGGACTGCCAGCGAAACTAAACTAACTTGTACAACCAGCGCAGATTGTCCGGGATTTGGCATTGCAGGTTTCGACGGAGAACTTCCGTGTATAGAAATAACAGGTGTTAAATATGATCCTAAAACCAAAAAATATACACGCACAGGTAAATATGTAAAAGCAGACGGCACAGATGCTTCAAATTTATGCGATCCTACAAAAATGCATGTAAATCGCGGTCAATGCAGGACTGGGTGTCCTAAAAATAATCCCACTACTTACTGCGATTCAAACCAGCAATGTCTGGAATACACGGATGCTTCTGGAAAAACACAAGGATATTGCGCTTCTATGTCGGGAGAAACTCCAGGGCCCGTTTTTACACCTACACAATTTCCAGTTGTAAAACCAAATAGACCTGTAAGTTTGGAAGAATGTAAAATATGGTGTGAAGCTTCTGACAGTGGAGCTGGTCGAGGTGCAAGATGTGTGCTTGCAAATGAAGGAGATGCTGACAATTGGTTTTGCCAACTATCCCAATGCCAAGAAACAAAGGACGGCGCCCGGGTGGATAATAGCCCTTATCATTTAATCGCCGGAGATTCTTTAATAGCCGGGTCGAAATTAAATGCCACTATAAGTCGTCAGTATAATACAAATGTCGGGCCTGGTAGATGTTTTGAAGATCTTAATTACTACGGAGTTAATGATATAAATTACAATGCTGGAAATAATTTGTGTGTTGCCACATATAGTTGCGAGGGTAAAAAAGACGGAGGTATATTGTTAGATAGCGAGAGTATGACATCTAAAAGTGTTATTCCCGGAGTTTCTTGTTTTACCGAGGAAGGGCAAACTTCTTGCAATGCTTTGGCGAGAGTAGGGGCCGATTTATCTAATTGTAACGTGTGCACTAACGGCAAATGCAGTATCTCGGGAGAATCTTGTACCGGTTCAGACTGCGCAAAAGATCCGTATGGATCAGGTAAATATAACCTTCCATGTTCATCAGTACCCACGGGTTTGGATGGACTTTTACAAAGCCTCAGCACGGGTTCTGCTCGCGAAGACCTAAATCATTTTTGTTTGAGTGGTGACAGTACTGGACCTTCAAGAGAAGCAGGAAGTTTAGGACAGACAGGAAATACCGGTAGTTACTGTTCAAAGGGCCCGTGTGCCTTCCCGTCCGCAGATGTAGCTTGCGGAGTGGATTTCGTAGGAATTTAAATTGGTTTCATGATATATAATCAAATATCATGAAGAAATTAAGATCTCATGTACATCAAATGAGTCATATAAGTTGATCCCAAAGCCCCTATTGCTATTAAAATAGCTCCTAAAAACGCGTTTAATCCTTTGTCATTGTTTTTAGCTGATAAACCAATGTAAATCAATAGTATTCCCAATGCAATGTGGAAAAGATGAACTATCCATCCGCTAAGTCCTAGACTATACTTTCTTTTTGGAAATCTATACCAAAGCCAAGATTGATATAAAATGGCAACACTACCAAGTGTTATCAAAATATATTTATTATAATCAGCTAATTTTTGATTTTGTGTAAGTGTAAAACCCAGATAAAACAAATACAAGCCTACAAAAATATGAAACAGATAAATAACCATTCCAGGAACCCCATAAGTGTAAGTTGACATTTATTATGATACACATAATAAATGAAAATATCAGCTTACTTTTTTGATTCTTACACTAACGAATCAATATGGATTGCTGCTACTGTTTGGCCCTTGTATTTTTTAGCTTTCTATCTTTTTTACAAAACCAATAATCTTTTTGTCCCGTTAATTGCTTCATTGATAATGGCTAGTTTTTCGTGTTTGATTTTTGCCGATTCTTTAATAGAATATCTTACTTTTTTCCTCGGTGTAGGTCTATTGGTTTTTGGTAGTATGGCAATGATGAATCTAACAAAAGAAAGTTTGTGTAATTGGATTATCGGGGTAGCAATAACATGTCTAGTAGGACTTATCATATATCTAATGCGTACTAAAATTTACAAAATTACGAGTATTCCAAATACCAAAGGCAAAACAGATACTCTATTATCTCCCGGGGGTATTATTTGGATTACGATTCAGCTTGCATTATATTGTTATGTGGCGTATTTAATGCTTAAATAAATAGTTTTTCCCAGAAAATGGAAAATAAGATAGCTAAAATAGAACAGCGACAGCAGAGGATAGAAGAAAAATTGGACCAAATAATCTTGATGTTGGAAACCATTAATTCTAGTTGCGGAGCGATGGACAATCACATTAGCTTTGTTGAAAATGTTTATTCAGTAGTCAGAGCTCCTTTGGATTTAACTTTGAGCGTTTTATCTCCCTTTGCCTCAAGAAATGCTGAAAATACATTACCCGATTTCAGACAAAATACTTTACAAAATGGTGAGTAACACGTTTAAAATTGATTTAATATTATTTTATGATACTTTAGTGTATCATGAAACCGTCTAAATCAAAAAAAGGTAAATATAGGATATCAAAAAACAAAAAGTACAACATATCTTGGGAAGTGTACATTCAACCCAAAGATTCATGTAAAATAAAGGAACCTATTAGGCAAAAAACTGTGGAAGAAGAAACCAATTTATGCTTTCTTTGTTATGAGAATACGCCAGTGTTTTATTTAAACTGTAAACGCGGAGGTCTTTTCACTAAGAATTTTAAAACACATAAAAATTCAAACAAACCTTTGTGTAAGACATGTATTGATAGAATTTCAAATGACCCTTGTCCTTTTTGCAGGAGACCAAACTGGACTAATATCCTCGATAAAAGATATCCCAAAAAGAAAAAAAGTTTCGCCGAGCGATTAAAACTAAAACAATTGCGAAAAAAGAAGTTGATGGCAAAAAGAAACAAAAGAACTCGTCGCTTCGCATTGTGGAAAAATATGATTGCACACGGACGTGATCCAGGTCCTTGTCCGTGGTTTGTTCCACGTGATCCAGCGTACGGTGACGTTGGTGAATATTGTGATCATTGCTTGTGCGAAAAGAAATATCACAAGACTGATCCTTTTTTACACTAATTCCTGGTAATTAAAGAATATTAACACATTTGTGTTAATATCCAATTTAGTTTGTATTATCTAGTTGTGTTCTTTGTGCTCATCGTCGTAATTAGATAATGTAGTATTTGTTTCGACAAATTCATTTAATTGTGTTTTAATGTTTTCGTTTTGACTTGCATCATAATTTTCTACATACATTTTAGGTAAATTTGTTACCCAGTTTTCAAATATTTCATGATTTTCGCCAGTTTTTTTGAAAACTATAGCAAGTCTTGCTCCTATACAATAATCTTTTCCTAGACCGGAATATTGAGATCCTACTTCCCAAATATGAAGTCTTACTCTTTTTTCCCTCTTACATATATCGATAGGTGTTACTTCAGCTCCCAGAGTAACCGGTGTAAAATTTGATTCGTTTCCAGACATATTATTAGTCCAACTGGTTTTACCCGATGAAGGGCCAACTACCATAACTTTAATTTCAGGTAATTGATATACATTTTCGTTATTTCTATTGATATCCATGTATCAATATGTATATATGAACTCTAATAAATCACTTTAATTACAAAATCCACATTTAACCACATGTTCCATTGCTAGGTGGCCAACCCCCTTCACAACACGTTGCTCGAACATCCCCGCAACCACGATCATCCATACAATTTTTATAACATTGAGCCTGAAATTGATGAGGAGTGCAGTTAATGTCACCCCAACATGTGAAAAAACTTGAACAATAATCATTATGATTTTTCCATACTTGTTTACTGTTTGAACAGGTTTGTGTGACATTCTTTGCATCTGCCATGCACTCTTCTTCAGAACTATATGTTTTACTAGCCCGGTAAAAAGGGTTATTTTGGCCTGCTTCTGCGCATACCGCGCTTCCGTCATAATCAAAAGTTAAATTATAATTAATTTTCGGAGGAGGTGGAGGAGCTGGTGGGTCGCAACTCGCTCCATCGACAATTCCAGTACCATCACATTCACAAGTTCCACTCTTGCATATACCAGCCCCGTTTCCTGTTTTAGACGAAGGACAATAAAAAGGATTTCTGTTGCAATCACCGACAGCGCTACAGGATTGCTGTAAATCAAATGATATCTTCTTAGGACTATTTGGGTTTGCTGGATCAAAACCAGACAAATTATACATGCATTTACTACTGTCACAGCTAACACTTGACGTTACGCCATTTATGTATGTAGAATCGATAGTATTAGCATTTCCATTACTGTCGTAATATGCTAATTTACCGTTAGATTCTAAAAACCCGTCGCTTGTAGGATAAGGACCCAGCCATCCTCCTTGTTTATCGTAATTTTTATCGATGGCTGACAAACAGTCTTTTAAAGTTTGCCCGCTAGAACAAGCAAATTTTGTACTATCACCGTTTATATATGGTCCCTGTGCTTGCCAAGCGGTAGGTACTTGTCTTACGTCAAAAGGCAATTTGGTAGATGTGTTGTGACAAGAAGTTTCTACCAAACTAGAACCCAATCCAGAAACTATAAAGTCAGATTGATCTTTCATGTTTGATCTGATATTTTTACGAGTACAGTTTTTGTTTGCATAAGCACCGCAGTCTTGCACCCTTGGCAACGGTTTAGATGGTATGTGATGTTTTTGAACATATTCTAACTGGGAATTAGTAAATGGACAGCATGGTTTTCCATTCGTATGATACATGTATCGTTTCAAATGATCGTGTTCGTGATTTTTTTGGAGGGCAGGATAACTTCCATAACCACCCAGATTATCGTATTTTTCTTTGGGTCTACACCATGGATCACATGGTAATGGTTCTGTCAAATAACTCATTTTAATTTAGGCAAAATTAAAATCAAAACAAAATACTTAACAAGAACTCGTCGCGTCTGCGCACATTACTCCGGGCCATGTATAGTGACAGCAATTATTACCCCATAGTGGAGAGACCGCCGTCCGAGGGGGCCAGCAATTTTTGCTATCCTTAATACAACTTCCTCCGCCATCCTCGCATATATATCCCGAGGGGCAATCGCTATCGCATCTACATCCACAAACAAGATACTTTTCGTCTTTCGTGTAACAAGTTCCGCTGCAACAACCAAAGTTAGACCCATTTGTACATGTTTTCGGATTTACGTTCCATTCCGAAATCACCAATCCAACACTTTTGTCATCAGGAAGACATAAACCGCACTCATCCATATTTAGATCTTTGTTTGCAACAGCTGACGGCGCATCTTCACCATATTGATATAATGGTCCAAGATTACCTGATCCTGCGGTGCCGAAGAGCACATCTGATTTCGACCATTTAACCCCTCCATTTGCTATTTGTTTACCATCTGGACCTAAACATCGACCTCCAGTTGGGGTACAGGTACTCAATGGCCATCTTTTTAAATGACCATCAGAATTATACTTGTTTTTATTAGTAGTTACATTAATTGGCCCGGCGTAAGAACCTCCAGTGCTTGTTTTACATATGGGTGGTGGATCGCAACTAGCACCGTCAGTAACAGTAGATCCGTCACAATCACAGACCCCGTTTGCGCATATACCACCGCCTTGGCCCGTCTTTGTCGAAGGACAATAAAAAGGATTTCTGTTGCAATCACTAACAGTGCTGCATTCTTGCTGTAAATCAAATGATACCTTTTTAGAACTATTGGGACTTGCTGGATCGAAACCGGATAAATTGTACATGCATTTGCCGCTATCACAACTAACACTCGACGTTACGCCGTTTGTGTATGTAGAATCAATAATATTAACATTTCCGTTACTGTCGTAATATGCTAATTTACCGTTAGATTCTAAAAACCCATCACTTGTGGGATAAGGACCTAGCCAACCTCCTTGCTTATCGTAATTATTATCGATGGCTGTTAAGCAGTCTTTTAAAGTTTGTCCACTGGAACAAGCAAATTTTGTGCTATCGCCGTTTATATATGGCCCCTGTGCTTGCCATTCAGTAGGTACTTGCCTTATGTCAAACGGTAATCTGGTAGATGTGTTGTGACAAGAAGTTTCTACCAAACTAGAACCCAAACGTGTTGTATAATCTTGATTATTGTATTTTTCTAATGTCAAATAACTCATTTTAATTTAAGTAAATTAAAATCAAACTCATCTTCGATAACACACCATGCGTCCTCGATAAATAATTCCCGTTCTTTCTTCTCCTATTTCTTTTTCAAAAATTCTTTTATACCATTCTGCGGATTTCAAAAGACCAACGTCAAAATAGAAATGATTTAATCTTTGCATCAACACTTCTTTTAATTTTGGGTAATCTTCTAAAAATTTTTTATTAGTTTCTAGTATTTCAATTATTTGTTCAAACGCATCCACAACAGTTTCATCAAACAAAACATCTAAATATCGATAACTAAAGTTACTATAGGCAGAAGGTAACAAAGAATTACGCGTAGTTCTCCATGTATGCGAACTCCAGTGACCATTTATTATTCTCGTAAGTGATACTAAGCGCTGTCTTATTTGATCATCTGTTTGTAATTCGTGTAGAGTTTCCCCTTCCATTTTATAGTTATAAAAATTTCTTAAGCCTCTTTCTTAGCACTGGTTATTTGGTATCTTACATTAGAATCTAAATTTTTAGCCCGACACCAAGACTGTCGTATAGCTGAGCGAATACTTTCCGAAAAATTATGCTGATCTAATGTAGTCAAAGCTCTTTCGGTTATACCTCCAGGCGACGCAATATTATTTATAGTTTGAGTATTATCGCAAGATAAAAAGGCGGACATCAAGGCGGAGTTAACTAAAACCCTGGACTCTTTTTCTGACAATCCCATTTCTATTCCTTCTGAGATCATTATTTCAGCCATTTTTAAAAAATAAACAGGTCCGGACGCAGCCAAACAAGTCACGGAATCAATATCATCGTCAGACGAAGATTCGTGAACCACTCCACCGCTTGTAAACAAAGTCCTAATTTGAGAAACTGGATTTTCTTTGCTCAAAACGCTTGTCAAGCCTTTGCCCTGCCCGATGGTTAAATTAGGCATAATTCTAACTATGTTTTTACCGGGAAATAACTGTTTAAGCGTGTTTGTTTGTACTCCGGCTAAACAACTTACAATAGTAAAACTATTTAGAGAGTTATTTAATTCAGCTTTTTGAATTTCTTGTGAAACATTTACAATTTCATTTGGCTTAACTGCTAGAAAAATACTGTCATATTTGCCTTTAAGATTTTCAATGCTTGGTAAAAAAGTTATCGAGGGACTAGAGGGTTTATCGATTCCAACCGCATATTTTGGATAATCATCGCATCGAGAAGGAAAACTTTTTTTGACGTTTGGGTTTTTATCGACAGCAGATATCGCGCAATGGCTTTTTTGGAGAGTTTTCAAAACTTGTGAGCCCATTTTACCAACTCCTATAAGTGCTAGTTTTTTCATATTGAATTTAAGTGTTGATTCTTTTAGGTTTTATTAGAAATGTATTTTAACAATTAACATCAAAACTAAATGAGTTATTGTTTAATGAATACGTTATGGAGTGTAAGTTTTATAACTTTATCTCCGATAATTTACCTATACAGGGGAGTATATCAAATAGTTTCTTGTTGTAGCACAAAAAAGAAACGTTTGTTTGATTATAATTTGGAGGATCAACTCCGAAATAACTTATCAATAAAAGGGGGATATAAAGCTGGTGTTGGACACTATGCAAACGTGTGGACAAGAGATAGTTTTTTTGCATTGTTTGCTAGAAACACTTCCGAATCTATTAAAGTCAAAACCGACTTGGCAAATCGTTTACAAAATAATATTAAAAAAGGTATCGTTCCTTTTACGTTTCATGAAATTATGTATATACCTGCCGTTTTGTGTGGATTAAAATGCAAGAGAAACAAACCTAAACCTTGTTATACAGACGAAAAGTTGTGTCAACAAGTCATGGACGCTAACAGTCAATATATTATATTGGTTCATCAAGTTTGGAAAAGCATTAAAAGTAAAAGTGAAGCAAAAGCTGATAAATGGCTTTCTAGACATGAAAAAACTCTAGAAGATGCTTTGAAGTTTTATGATAGCAATAGAGGATCTATATACGTCAATGATGACCACAAACATCATTTAGTATTTGAAAAACCTTTTGCCAACTGGGAAGACTCTCTTTTGTTAGAAGGTAATGTACCTTACACTAATGTTTTATGGTTAGAAGCTTCTAAAAGGTTCTCAGAAATGCAAAATTACATGAAAGAAGTAAGATATCATTTTTCTTACGCTTATCGAGAAAAGTTGGTTTTTTCTTATTTAGATTCTGTTAAAAATCTTGATACAGTTACAACTTCTTTGTTAGTTATATGGTTTATTTACAGAGATGTATCTAAGCGTAATTTCTTAAGGTTAAACTCAAAATACCGTAACATTAAATGGGGCGTGCCAAACAGAGAAAGAAAATTAGATAATTCTATGGCATTTTTACCTTTTTTTGTGATAGGTCAAGAAAAGTATCATAACGGATGGTATTGGTCTTGGGTGGGTTTATTATGGTGTTTGGCGTTGCACAAAATGAGATTTCATCAAGAATCTAAGAGAGTTTTCGAGATGTTTGATAGAGTAGTTGAAAGAGACGGTACCGTTTATGAAGTTTACGACAAAAACTCGTTACCCATCACAAAAGCTTGTTATTCCTCAGAGCCTTGTTTTTCAGAAGGTTTGGGGATGTTTTTAGCGTGTGCTGAAATTTTGTATGAAAATTAATGTATCCTTGAGGATATATTAATAATTATAATCTTCTTCGGTCTCTGAACCCGATGAGGCCAACTGTTCCCAAGAAACTTCTTCCACTTCTTCTTGAGCTTCATTTTCTTCTGGCAGGGGTCCTAATTGATTTATTATCTCGGAAAATTCTGCCATACACTGTTCGCTAGCTATTTTATATATGAGATGTCTTGGTAATATTTCCCCATAAGTTGGCATTAAGCTTCTATAAACTCTTCTGATGCATAATCTTCTAGCTAAGGGATGTGTAAGTAACTTTTCTACAGTAATATTATCTTTTACCACTTTATGAGGCCATTGATTTTTATCGACTGGTTCGAAAATCCCATCATTTTTAAAATGGTTTAAAACTGAGGTGTATCTTGTTGCTATGGATTTTGAAAAAGTCATCAAAATCGCAAAAAATGCAAGTTTATTGGATATAGGAATGTCAACTAATTTAGCTAGAAAAAACCAAAAGCACTTATTAGGGTTTGCAATTATTAGTTCTATATGACGCGAAATATCTTCTCTTAGAGGGTCAGATTTGTCTCCTAGAATATAAGAGTAAGGTATTTGAAAAAATTCCTCACATTCTGTTAGTATTTGAAACTTCGTTACTTTAGCGGCGTCGCTAGATTCCACAGTTTTTGGAACAATTTTTAAAAATTCGCCCCACTTTCTGTATGGGTTTAACCATTTATCAAGTTTTCTTTTTTCTTTTTCATGAGTCTTGAGAATCCGTGGATTTAAAATAAAAAAATCTCGGGGGTGTTCTCTAGTAATGTTCCATGTATCTTTTGACAAAAATTCTAATTCTCTAGTGAAATTAGCGCATTTAGCAGTTTTCGTTCTACGCGCGGTAATATAAGGATCTATAAAACTAGATGTTCGAGAGCAACGCACTCTAACTACTGAATTAAATTTGGTATAAAATGATGATGGACAAATCTCAATTTTTGCTTCTTCATCTTCTTCTATAAAAAGCGGATTACCAATGAGAGCATCTGATAAAAGCTGTAAACCGTGTTTCCGGGCATCTGCTGCTAATTGCTTTTTTCTCTTGACTTTAATAGGATTTTTAATTCTTTTTTGTTTTGCTTTCTCTCTTCGCTTCCTTGCTCTCTCGAGATATCCTCGATACCGTCTTCGATATTCCTTTTTTGTCCCGGGTGTCGCAATTTTTAATTCTCTAGAAGTCAAACGTTCAGGAGTTCCTTGTTTTAAAACACCAACTTTGTCTCTTACTGACTCTTCAGTAGGTGTTGTGTAACCATCGTCTTCATCGGACATTTTTATTTCTAAAAATAAAAATTTATCGATTTAGCTGAAAGACGAGCTTCCTCTAACTCTAAATTTCAAAAGTCCTTGTGAGTATCCTACTTACAGTTTTGTAATCTGCACCCGTTAAATATAATATAACAAGGAAATCTAATTTATCGTCAACGTCCCTAAGTGTCGTACCTCCCGTGGATCTTACCTGTTGTGTGCAAGTAATACCCCCAGAAACATGTATGTTTAATGTTTTTTTGTCTTCGTCAAGACTTACTTTCATTTGATAATCTTTTCCTTCTTTGCCAAATGTACCTGGAAATTTAGCAAGTATCATTTCACAAAGATTTTTCCCCTTCACGGAAACGTTATTTTCTATATCTATAGATACGTCAATCGGTATCGGCGGCCAGACTTCTTCGTTTGAATAGGTCGCTTCAATAGTAAAATTTCCTTTCCTAGACTTGTAGCTTTTCAGTGTTTCGTTATTTTGTATAATCATATTTTTGTAAGTAAGTTTAGCCGAAGCGTCAGGTTTCTTGCTTTTCTTGGCTGGCTTTTTCTTAGCACTCTTCTTGGCTGGCTTTTTCTTAGCAGGTTTTTTTGCTTTTATTAGCTTTTTTGCAGCCAAAATTTTCTTACCAATTTTTCCGTCTTTCATAACGCATCTGCCAGTTTCTGGATTACAAATTTTATCTTCTTCTGTGCATTTTGCTATTTTTTCAGCTGTGCATTTCTTTTTAGATTTAGGCTCTTTGGGCTTTTTAGACTTAGCCTTCTTAGCCTTCTTAGCCTTCATTATTAGTTCTTTGCCGATTTTTCCGTCTTTCTTGACACATCTTCCGCTTTTTGGATTTAATATTTTGTCCCGTGGGCATTTTTTTAGTGCTTGTGACATTTATTATATTCTTAAATTTAAAATTTAAGAATCGTCCAATGATGATAAGTCTAATACTCTGTGTATGTCAAATGTTCTTTTTGGTAAAGACATTAAATCTACCCCGACAATTACCCCGTGGGCAAGAGAACCTATTAATGGAGCCATTGTCATACCAAAACTTAAGCAAAAAGATCGAGATAATCTCATGGCCATTAAATTTTGACTTCTTTCATAATCTCCTGTGAAAAATCTTTCCAACCCTATTATTGGAATTAGTGCGATTCCCACCCAAGATAAATTGGCGCACAACAAACTAGTTGATATAGACATTCCTGTACTGATCATACCGGAGGCAATTTGTGGTATTGCGTAAAAACCAAAAAAAGCTACACCGGAACAAACCAAAGTTCTAGAATGGAAAAAACAATTATAGCAATTGCGATAAACTTTTTGCAAAAAACTTTCTTTTTCGAAACGATACTTAACAAGACAATTAGGACACGTGTCATACGCATCTTCTCTATCGCTTGTAGCACGCCATATGTCTAAACAAGATCGATGAACATATTTATTGGTGCCTGAACAATTACAAGGGGCTATTAACCCATTTCCAATGCCTTCTTCGAGGCAAATACGACATTCGTGCATTTATTATAAAACAAAAAGTTTTATGCACGTGAGGTGTCTGTTAATTCAATTCCAATGTCTTCTTCACCGAGCGTGACGTGTCTGTTTCTATAACTTAATTTTACCCACATGTATACATTTGACACTGCGGAAAACAAAAACAAAAATCCAACTGGCAGTGAAAATTCCAAATTATCTCTAAGACACTCGGCAAAATTTTTTAATTCGGGATCAGCCATTTTATTTGTAATCAATTAAGAGTTAGTAATATTTTTAGAAATGAGTGATTCTGACATTATTGCACAAGACAAAAAATTGTTTCCATTTTTATACGCGAGTAATCCAAATTCTGGAATTTTGCAGAAATTTGATAATTATACCGCGGGAAAGGACGATTATTTAAAATACAAAAAAGAAAAGGATGAAAAAGAAGAAATGGAGGCAAAACATAAACATAAACAAAATTTACGCAAAAAGTTGCGTTCCAAGATAAACAGCAAGAAAAAGTTGCGAGAACCAAAGAAAAAAGAAGCTAAAAAAGAAAAATCTGAAAAAGATAAGTAACAAATTTCTTAAATTACAAAAATTTAAGAATTCACATACATTCACAAAAATGGATACACAACGTACACATAAAAAACACGAATGCGAAAAGTTTTTGAATTCTCTAAGAGCTTGTCGTTTATCAAACTACGAAAAGTCAAGAAAGCACAAGCCAGTGGCAAAATGCTTTGTTTACGAAGAATTATATAATAAATGCAAAAATGGAAAAAAGGTTTACTTTACAGGTCCTTAATCTCTAAGACTAGGTAAAGAAGTATTTCTACTGTAGTTATATCTTCTCGTGTAACGCCTTCTAGCCGTTTCGGCATTGGTAACCCTATAAGGAGAAGGTCTAGTAATACTGGCTCTACGTCTGCAAACAGGACAGTGTCTACTCATATTTAACCACCTTGTAATACAGCTACGATGAAATTCGTGATTACACTGTAAGCGATGTCTTCTGCACTGCGGAGTCATTGTACTCAAACAAATTGGACAACTATTATCATTTAATGGGGATGTTACCTCTGAGGCAACCGGTGGCAATCGAGTGGTTCTAATGGGGGAAACAGGTACTTGTTGATGATTACTTATCATTCTTAGTAATTGTTTGGTGTTAAAGGTGAAATCAACGCCATTAACTATTCCTCTAACGTTTCGAGAAGAAACTTGATTGACTCTGAAAACATAATTTCCTGTTGGTAACAAACAACCTAGAGCGTCATATGTCGGGATTCGTACGTTAATATTGAGTCTGATCGTTGATCCAGGCATTTATATAAAAATGAAAATTTCAAATATAGAATATTTAACAAAATGTCAAACAAAGTTCGTCACGCGCAGTTAAATGTAATAACAGGTCCGATGTTCTGTGGTAAGAGCACTGAATTATTAAGACGTTTGAATATATCAGCAGAAATGGGACAAAAAGTGCTTTACGTAAATCATTCTAGTGATAATAGATCCGATACACCTTTTTCAACTCATAACCCTAGTATAGTAAATATAGGGAAAATATCAGGGATAAAAATATCTAAGTTAGAAGAAATTACGCAACCCGAAAACTGGGATGTTATCGGAATAGACGAAGCTCAATTTTTTACAGATGAAAATCCAGATTATTTGCGAAATCACATATTACATTGGGTCGAAAAAAAGAATATACAGGTAATCGTAGCTGGTTTAAACGGGGATTCAAACAGAAATTTGTTTGGTCAAATTTATACTTTACTTCCAATATGCGATTCATGGGATTTACTTTCCTCTTTTTGTGTTAGTTGTTGTAAAAATAACTTTAGAGAAGACGCTAAATTTAGCCATAAAATTTCTGATACAACTTCAAATGTTGTAGAAATAGGTGGGAAAGACAAATATGTCCCATTATGTAGAGCTTGTTATTGTAAAAGCAATGATTTGTAAATATAAGTAATTATTTTTCAATGAATAATTACTAAATTTTTTATACCACAGGTGCGAGAGCGATGTTTGCATCGCTTCCATAACCAACCCGCCCCTGGAGTGTGCCATTAGGGAATTCAGTTCGCCTGCTACCCACTATTACTCCGAGGCCATTAGAGCGTTCTGGGTCGACTATACCATTCAATAATGAGGCGTAGTCAACATCTTCGTGGAGTTGGATAGCATGGTTTGAAGCAAACACAGACCTTGATGCCCCGTTATTAACGTTTCCAGGAGAAGCATCATTAGATCTTAAACTTCCCCAAAGTCCAGCTTGTCCAAAAGTAGCTCCGACTGCTGGGTTAGCGATAGCCACAAGCCCATTTGCTTGTGTTTGCGCAAATCCGTTGGTTGGATCGCTAACTCGTCCAGTGGTACCATTGACATTCCCTACGCGATTAAACCCATCGGCTGCGATTCCAATGACAGGATTACCCGCTATCTCATCGGCATTTCCTTCGTTTACGTTTTTCTTAACCCCAGTAGAGGATCTCGATGCCGAAAAGCTAGTACCCTTGCCTATCCCGGAAACAAAAGAATTGTGGGCTTCCTGGCCGTATTTGTCGGCTTCACTGTATTGAGCAACGTCAGAACCTTGGTAACCCAAAATACCGGCATTTTTTACGGATGAGTTAACATCACTTGACGAGGGAGCGCTTCCCCTTGCGTCATTGCCAACAAACGTTATTCCGTAATTTCCAATAGTGTCCTCTGTATCAGGGGCTTCTGTTGCCTTGATGAACGGATTTGTAGCGTCTGCTTTACCCCACAAACCAGCACCCGTGCTTGAATATTGTGGATAAATGTTCCCACTAGCAACTGCTATCCCTCTCCCGGCAGATGACCCAGGACCGAAAATCGCATCAAACTGTGCTTGTGTGACTGTAGTTCCTGTGTCCGGAACATTGGGTGCTGCAGCACCCAATTGGTATGAACTTGCGCGCTGAGCGCCTGTATCGAGTTCTGTGACAGTGCTTGATAAGTTTCTACGACCATCCACGAAAACACTTCCCGGGTTTTGAGCCGTCGCGAGTTTTTGAATTGCATTAATTCTCGAGCTTGAAGATTTAGTAATTTTAATACCTCCAACTGGATTACCAGCCGTAACGTGAGCGCCTCCCGGTAAAGAAAATTGTTGCACGCCGGGGTTAACAAATAAGGCATCTCCTACTCCATTTCTAGCTCTTGGTTTTCCGAAAGCAGTGACGATCCCAGGGCTCACAAATCCATGACCGTATAATCCACTATTGGAGACGTTACCATTACCCAAACCCGCTTGAAGTTGAGCCAAGGTGTTTTGACCCAAAGAGCCTTTGTATAAGCTACCTGTGACACCACCACTGCCGATAATACTTTGTTTATTTGACGCTGGTGCGATTTGAACGCCGTATTTTCGGCGTTGTTCTTTTGTCATTCTTCCTATATCCATGATGATTTTTATATAAGAGTTTTTAAAAAAAATTTTATCCGCGTTGTGTTGGTTTCAAATAAGGCACTTCTAGAAAGTCAAATAATTGTTTTTCAGAAGAAAATACACTTTCCTCTCCTGAATCATCATAAACCTTTACACGTTCACCCGCGCCATATTTTTTTGTTTGAGGGTTATATTTTCTCTTAAACAAACCCTTTTCGCTTAACAACATTTTCTTTTTGATAGCGGCTGTTCTTAATCGAGTATTGCTATCTTTGTTTCCAGTAAAATGCACAAGTGCTGGTATCCACTCTTGTGGATCTTTAACATAAAGTAAGTCCAATCTAAACACGAAATCTGGCATTCCCGGACATCTTCCAATACCTTTCCAGGTAGTGTTACCGCTTGTTAAGGTTTCAAAAATCACACCCCATTCTCGTAAAAGATTTACAAAACTGGTAAAAGTAAATTCTTCTTTCCCCGCCGGAATTTTGTAATTTTCATCTTTTCTAATTAGTATGTCAATATCTCCAGAGTCTTTATGACCTCTCCTGTAACTACCAGCAAATACTATTTCATACCCAGAAGATCCATAAACCTTTTTTGTCAAATATTTTAATGTTTTCTCAAACATTTCTGTAAAATCTCTAGGAACTCTTTTTTCAATTTGATCATGATATTTAAGCATAAGTTTTTGATTTTTGGTTAATGTACCGAACAATTTCTTGTCTTTACTTAATAGTTTTCTAGTTAACAATTTTCCTTCGCGTTTTAGATAAGCGTCAACTAATACAGTGGCCTTTTTGGGCCCTATAAACGAAATTTTAGCAATTTCTTCGATAGCCTTTTCTTTGGGTGTTTTGGGTTTGAGTTTACCTTGGTTTATCAATCGAGCTTCCAAGGCTTTTTCTTTTACCAATCTATACTGTTCTATTTCACCTGTTTGGATAAACTGGTATATTTTTTTGGCAATACCTTTCCCAATACCTTTGATTAAAAATTTGCCCTTACTTTTCGCTATTTTGTCTTCTGTAATTTCACCTGATCTGGGAGTAAAAAAATCTTCGGGTCTAATGTCTCGTTGATTTTTTTCTGTCCATTCGCGTAATGATTCTATTCCCTTAGCTAAAGCCCTTGCCGGAAAAATTCTGCGAAGTTTTTGATCTTCTTTTTGTATTACTGCAAGTTGCTGGCAAAGAGATTTATTATATTTCCAATTCTCGCAACGACGATCATTCATTTAGTTTAAACAAGTAACTTATTTGTTTAAAAATGAGTTTTTCAATTAGTAGACCAGGAACGTTGGGCGGATATAACAACACTAACATGGGGTTTGATTATATGCCGCGAGCACCACAACACATGCATGCTTACTTTTCTACTCCTCGCAATCCAAGAGGGGTCGTTTCACAGGAACAATTTCTGCAAAAGGTGGCACAAGCGCCTCAGCCGTCCAAAGAACCGGAAATTAAAATTAATTCTGGGATGAAGATACCCCCTTTGGCTGCTGACATGCTCAAACAAGATGTAAGCAAGTCATCTAATAACGCACCACCTGTAACTAAGTCTGTTGCAAAGAACACACCAGTTTCAGACGACGATTCCGAAGATGAAACGTTAAATATCGTAGCAAAAGGTCCTAACCTTTCCCAACTATTACGAGAACATCAATTACTGATTAAATACACTCGAGGTGATGTTGTAGTTAAACGTATCAAACAAAGTCTTAAAAAGGGAGCTTACAACAGATTTGTTAAATTTAAGGTAGGGAAAAAGCTTCCTTACTCCCCGCAGTATTATTTGGACGAAGAACTTACAGAATTCAAGGGTTATTTAAATAACGAGTTACTCAGAGTTAATATTTTGCAACAATTAGCGGATTGGGCAAATGCAGAATCTTCTGAAGATTCCGAAGAA